CATAAACTTACGCTCGATTCAATGCAAAGGATTGTAGAAATTAATAACGCGGACGTGCATCTAGTACATGGTGGATTTTGTACATTAAATGAAAACATGAGGCGGAAAAAAGAAGAATTGTACATGGAAATTGTAAATACTTCATTTTTAGAGCTAAGTTTGTTGGAAAGATTATGCTACACTACACGTACTATAAATATTTGTGGACGTATAAGGGCATATTTCAAAGAAACCAAAGGTCTAGATTCACAACAAGCATGGAAGCACTGCATTTCAAAGCCTTTAACTATTATGCAAAATGGAATAACACATTGCTGCGATGAAACGAAGCAAGCATCAGTACACATGATAGATTCAATTCGATCGCGAGCAACACGAATTGCAATACGTGGCATTTCAATGTTAACACCGGACTTTGGGAAAATTCTAGGAGTACTTTCTATAGTTAGTGTTTTATTAACAATCTTTTATAAGACAAATAAAATTATAAAAAGAAAGCAATATGAAGCTTTACGCGTTTGTAATGAAAAGAATGATCTAATATATGAAATGATTGTTACAACAATGCAGAAATTTGACAAAGAAACAGGCAACGATGATTATTCAGATCCCGAATTCACAAAGTACTTAACGTGGCTCAGAAAAGAAAATCCAAACCTCTACAAAAGTGCAAAACCATTATTGTTAACTCCAGTCGTCCATCAGGCTAAGCAAGAACACAACATAATGCTGGAAAAGATACTTGCAATATCAGTTTTATTCATGATGGTATTCGATGCAAACAAAAGTGACAAGCTATATTCTATACTAAGCAAACTTCGAGGAGTGTTTTCAACACTAGGGCAAGATGCAGTACACCATCAAAGCCTAGATGATATCATGGATATAAAGGAAGAGAGGAGAAAAGTTGTTGAATTTGACAGACAAGAATTAGAAACTCCACACATGACACATACAGCAACAACTTTTGAGAAATTTTGGGAAATTCAAATTACGCAAGGAAGGACACTACCACATTATCGGACAGTTGGAAAGCTTGTGGAAATGACAAGGGAAACAGCACTCGATGTGGCTTCGTTAATAGCAAGCAGTAATGAAGCATCAGAATTCATAGTGCGAGGTGGGGTAGGGACAGGAAAATCAACATACCTACCTAGCTTATTATCTGAACGAGGAAAAATTCTGATAATTGAGCCAACAAGACCATTAACTGAAAATGTTGCAGATCAAATTCGAGGTAAGCCACACTTCAAAAGTCCAACTGTTGCAATGCGTGGTTTGAACACATTTGGCTCCGATCCAATCACGATCATGACAAGTGGGTATGCATTACACTACTTTGCACATAATAGGCAATTACTCAGGG